ATAAACTATAAGAGAGAGAGAGAGAGAGAGAGAGAGAGAGATGGAAAGGGGGTGAGAGAGTGAATATCAATTACCGAAAAAATTATGAAGGTGCGTGGGTATTGTCGGCATTTGTGGGAGAGAGTGGGAGAGAGTGGGCATTAACTAAATCCTATTATTTCTATACTAAAAGGGAAGCTACCCGTTTGTTTAAGGAATACGCCAAAACTGCTAAGTAGTGGTTTATTGGGCAAACTTGCTCTGAATAGGGTAGGCTTGCCCAGTATCCTACTAAGGTGGGAGAAAGCAAGCGAGTGCTTGCTTAATTAGAGAAAGAGAGAGAGAGAGAGAGAGAGTGCCTACTAACGGGGAAATGATAGACAAAATCCAGGAATGGATTAACGCAGATGGAGATTTGCTATCTGATGAGGAAGTAATCGAAAACATCAAAGAATTGGTAAATGGGGGCGGATTATGAACCAAACCCTATGCGGTGAGTGCTTGATTCCGATATCGGAGTGCGCTCACAAACTTTATATATTAGAGGAGTTAGAAAGTGATGCCAGAAGATTAATCCAATTAACTAATGAGAGGAAGGTAATGAAATGAAAAACCCTGATCTGGTTTATGATCGTATAAATAATGCTAGAGGTATCGCTTGGGACACCTGCCATAAGATCTATATTTTAATGGACGATGAGCAAGTAGAGCTTATGCGTGGATATAAATATGAACCACTAATTACTACTGACCAGATGTCTGCCGATGAAATGTTTGAAATGGTAGAGGATTGGTATGATAATTCTTGTTCGTTGCGCTTTATTCAAGCGGTATCTACTAACCATATAGATCCTAATGCTGGATTCGAACACCTAATAGATCAGTTTGAGGACGATGAGGACGAGGTAAAAGTATGAAATCTGTATGCCAATTTTGCGGGTGGGAAATAACAAACCCTGAGTGGTATAACAAGCAATACAACACAAGCGGTTATGTGTGTGATAACTGCCTTACCGATAACGCAATTGAGAGGGAGAGGGAGAGGGTGAGTAAATGAGTGAAACCGATCCACTTAAAAATAAGTTTTGGAATTGCCCTAAATGCGGCAAATTAAATCTGGGGGCGTGGTGTCCTTGTGAGAAAGAGAAGGAGAGTGCAATATGAAAGTAAAGAGAGTGCTAGAAGAACTAAGCAATCTACCGCTGGAGGAGGAGTTAGTTATCCAATGGTACAGAAAAGAAGATGTAGAGAGCAACAAGGGTAGAAAGATCAGCCGTGAAGCTTGGGAACACATCACCGATTGGGCACCAGACTATATCTCAGAGGAAGATTTCGGGATATCAGCATTACTAGAGAGGGCGGAAGAGAATGAGTAAAGAGTGTGATTGCGCTAACCTAGATCAAGATGTATCGGGGTATACCTGCTACAAATGTTATGAGAAGGGGAAGTAATGAGTAATGTTATAGAGCTACGCAACGGGGCGTTAAAGCGGATCATATTTTATGAGGTATCAGACGCTCAGAACCTAGCCATATGGGGCGGAGAGAGCCCGTCAGAGGCTCTAAAGTGGTATCGTAATAGCCCGTTAGACAGTAAAATATGGGTATCGGAGTGGCTGACAGATGAGGAGGACGCCAGAGAGGTGTCGCCTCAGATTGAAATCACTTCCATAGTACTATCCACTATCGCAAATTGTATGGAGAGGTGGGGTAATTGAGTAAGATAGAGCGGAGAATAGAAACCGCTAAGGCACAAGCAGTTCGTCAGAGGAACTATCGTAGAGCAAGGGACAGAGCGTTAGCTCGTTTGGGTAATGACTATCCAAATGTATATCGTGCTTACCTTGAGGAAGAGATTGAAGCTGATGAAAAAATGGGTAAGAAATGGCTTGATATTACTGGCAACACTAGGTCTACTAACACAAGGTCATCATAAGTTATTTACACCGCCAGTAGGGAGGATCCCTGATGGTGTTATATCAAACAGGAAGGCAACACAAGATGAGAAGAACCATAACAAGAAGCTCGCAAAAGACTACGCTCAGGCTGGTTTCGGGTGGCAAGGAAGAGAGTGGGAGTGCCTCCTCTCCCTTTGGACCGCTGAAAGTCGGTTTGATAACTATGCAAAAAACCAAAGAGGATCAAGTGCTTACGGAATTGCTCAACTCCTTGGAGAGAGAGATAGCAGAGCTGAGTATCAAATCTTGCGAGGTCTTAAATATATTTCTAAAAGATACCAAACACCTTGCAAGGCAAAAAGTTTCTTTCTCAAGCACAACTACTACTGAGTATGATAGTATCTAAACCTTGACCGGTTCTTAACCTTTCTCTCCGGTCATAATAAAGATAGCCCCGCTACCCTTCCGGCGGGGTTATTTATTTGTCGGTTGAGTAAAAGCCTTTACCCTTAAATGTTATAGATGGGGCAGACCATAGGCGAGAGGTTAATTCATTACAGCAAATAGGAGTATCTTCCATACCGTAGATAGGACGCTCAATAGATATAACCCCACCACATACCTTGCACTTGTATTCGTATATCAGAGAGCTACTCCATCACTTACCTTTAGGAAACCTACTAACTTGGTGCGACTAGATCTATTACCAAACTCTGTTGTGTTAGGTAGCCACTTATCTGCCCAAGCTGGGGCTGATAGTTTACTTAGATCAAATCCCCATATACCTTCAGGTGTTGCGTTGATATACCAAGGTGAGAGTGAGCGGATACCTGCTGCCTCAACTAACGCCTGATACTTCATCTCTTCGATAAGTAATTCAGGGTAGTGTGTTTTGCGGGACTTTAATTCTATAAACATCTTATGTTCTAGGGATACGCAATCCCAAGTGTCAAACTCTTCACTCTTCTCAAGGTCTGAGTAATGAAACTCTTTTAAGTATTCAAATAACTCAGGCTCTTTTAATTCCAAGGTTCACCACCTGCTAAACCGGAATGATTATTCCAGCCTTGAGCTTTATGTATCTTACTATTTTTGGAATGACGATTTAACATAAACTCAAGTTGCAGTTCAGTCTTAGCAGATAAGATAACACCGCAAATACATTTAAAATTATAGTTTAACTCCAAGGTGTATCACCGCCGAGCAAATCTTGTAGCTTACGCATAGCGTTAGCACACCTGCGGTCAGCGGTAGATACTGCTACCTCTAGGTACTGCGCTATCTGATTAAGTGTCCAAGCATCGTGGTATCTAAGCTCTAGTATCTTGGCTTCATCAACATCTAACTTCTCATATGCTTTCTTAATATCAAGGAGGATAGCAATTAGATTACCGCTCTCAGCAGGTGCTGATGGTTTCTTTGGTGTACCATCGTTGATCATATCCTGTGCCTGTTGCAAGACAGTACCGTGTAAGACTGACTGAATTACAAAGGGTAGAAGTTGTGCAATAGTGGTTGTCTCATAAAAGGATTCATCGCTGGTGTGATAGCCAGCCTTGCTTGCCTTCTCTTTACGGGCATAGCGTTCTGCCATACGCCTCATCTGGTAGGCGATACGCTTCTCATTACGCTGACGCTTATTAAGATCAGGTTCATTTAACTGCTCAAAAAAATGTGCGTTTTTAGTTAGAGACCAGGCGTAGCACTCTTGTATTACATCCTTCTTATCTACCCATCCTTTAAATCTACGAGTAATAACTGTAGCTACACTAGGTACTAATTCATAGAAGGTCGGATGTAATTCTTCACTCACTAGGCCACTTGTTTTCTAATACCATAATTGCTATGGCGGAGTAGTTAAGTAAATCTATAAAAGAATCTCTAAGTGATTCGTTCTGCGGGTCAACGCCCTTATCAATCAAATTATTTATTCTTGCAATCTTATCGTGCATACGCACACGCAGTCCGTTGATCGGACCACCCGGTGCTTTAGATATATTAGTTGGACCGTAGTCCATTTGTTTTCTTAGAAGTAAATTACCTGCTTCATCTAGCAGTTCTCTTACAGTATCTATAAACTCTTGGGTTATGCCTTGGCTGGTGGCAGCTTGATCAGAATGGTTTCGTTTGCGTAATCTATCTTGATCACGGATATCCCGTAGGTTGCCAACCATTTGGCTAGTTCCATCAGGTCTGAGTTGCTCATACATTTGGAACCCCCAATAAATGCTTCGTTGCATCGGCACCATTAGCTAAGTAATAGTCCGTTATGTCCATATTGGGTGGTAATTGTACTATTGTTCCGTTGATCACCTCCCCTGCGACACGCCGTGAGAACTCTGCCCCAGGATTTGTACCATCTTCTTTAACATCATTATCACCAACGATATATATAACATCATAACCGTTAAACAATTTAGTAAAGTGATCTTTCCAAGCAGCAACACCGGGAACTCCTACTGCTGGCATACCTAATACACCTGAAACTATTACAGTATCTAGCTCACCTTCACAAACTACAATTCTTGATGACAACTTACAGATATCAGCAACGTTATATAGGTGTGCCTTCTGACCAAGAGGTGAACCATACTTAGGTTTGCCTTCATCTAATCTTCTAAACTTAAAGCCAACACAAAGACCAAGCGCAGTTATGTATGGTATTGATAACCATCCTATGTGGTGTTCGTGCCCTGGGATTGGATCAGATACTGTGCCTAAAGAATATAGAGCAGCAACTTCTTCAGAGATTCCACGTCCGTTTAGATAGGCGAGAGTTTCTGGAGTTATTGCCTGAGCGTATTGGTTCGCCGCTACCAGCAAGGATTTCATCTGCTCGTTTGATTGCATCTTTAAACTCCAATCCTTCCTTGTGTGTAATTATATTAACGCCATTACCTGCTACTCCGCAGGTGTGGCAGTAATAGAGGTTGTTGATAGTATCAATTACCGCAGACTTTCTAGTGTCGTTATGAACACAACACCTAACTGATACGTTCTTACCTTCTCTTACTTCTCCTCCGTAGAACCGAACTATTACTCCAATGGGAACTGAGTTCGCAGAGGTTCCGCTAAAACCTTTGCCCGACTTCCTGTTCCTGGACCAGTCTTGTGCTGACATCCACAATCCCCTTTGCATTTGTCGTGCATATTACTGGCACGCTTGAACTGACCAATCTTGTTCAGCTCACCACCAGATTTACAACGTTCGCAGATCATTCTGTTTCCTTGTTGTTAAATGCAGTAACTAATTTAATTATATCTGTAGCTACTTCAAATGAATCTCCTCCACCCATAATAAGTTTTGAAACATCAGATACCAAACCAGCGTTTACTAATAACGCAGGGCTATCTGATCCTTCTTGTACCCATATTTCTGATGTTGTTATTTCGCCATTAGGTGTTGGCATTTTTTTCCTCCAGCCATTGTGTTAGATCTTGGATGACCCACGCCTTGTGGATCCCCGCTCCTCGCCTCTTAAATAATACATAAGAAAAAGGCTTATCAATACCACGATGCTTAGCATAGTTAGTAGCTTCCACTTGCGCTTCATCCCAAAACTCCTTCAAGTTTAAACTTTTTGTATTCTTTAACTCAAAGATGTAAGAATCACCAGCAACAATAACAACTAGATCACCCTCATCTTCCTTGCCTGATAAGCGTAGTCGCTCTGCTAGTACACCCATCTTACGAAACCATTTCATTACATCTATCTCAAAGGCTGCACCCTTGCGTCTATTGTAGGTTGGGTTAGGCATCTAATTTCACTTTGTTTACCTTAAACACTCGCTCACCTTTTTCCTCAACAACTTCTATAAGTCCTGCTTGGATAAGTAAACTAGCAAAAGAAGCAAAGTCAGTTTCTAATTGTGCAATCTTTTTCTTAAGGTATGTAATCTCTGTGTTAGCCAAACTTCTTCACCGCCTCATCTATGCCCTGCTCTAATGTAATCTTCGGAGTGTAGAACTCTAGCATCTTTTTATTATCAGAGACTCTGAACATACATCCGACAGGCTTATCGGGGTTAGTTTTAATCTCTGGTGTGTAGCCAACTGCCTCACTTACCATCTTTGCTAACTGTATAAAGGATGTAGATCTACCAGTTCCTAGATTGATAGGACCGGTGATACCTTCTCTTACCGCAGCAAGTACAGCGTTAACCACATCTCTCATATGTATAAAGTCTCTTGTTTGCTGACCAGTTCCCCATACTTCAAAGGGATCGTTGCGTTCTACCGCTCTCTTAATGTACATAGGGAACGGATAGGTCAGGTCTTGGTCCCATCCATACCCAGAAAACGGTCTAAAAATGTGGACATTTGGTACAAATTGGGCAAGATATTCACCGACTAACTTACTCCAACCGTAAGTCATATCAGGTGCACCAGGAAATCTAAGGTTAACATCAAATTCTTTTAGCTTTATATTTTGATCACACTGTAGCGATACTGGATATGCTGCTGATGATGAGAAGTAAACTATCTTTCTAGGTTGCGTACGTAAACACCATTGAAAAAACTCTGAGTCAATAGATAAGTTATCAGCTACTGCTAATGGTCTACCCTCAATAGACTCTCTGCCACCTACGATAGCGGCAAGGTGAATTACTAAATCGTATTGAGTATCATCTACCTTAAAGAACTCCCTGCAATCTAAACCATCTTTAATATCAACGCCTCTAATATTTACGTTAGGTAGTTCAGATAACTCTTGCGTAAAATACTTACCAACAAATCCTTTATTTCCGGTAATTAAGATCTTCATCTGTGCCCCAATCGTAGATATATTTAACGTGGCCTGATTCTTCTAATGACATCTCAAGGTCTGCTCTATATACAAAGACATCATTCTCATCCAACGCTGCTCCAATATGGCAGACAGTGTTGATCTTCTTACGGGGAATCATCTTCTTCTTACTAGGTTCTGACGGTTGATAGTTGTAATAAGGATCGTGAACTAAACAATTACCTGCTATCTGCGGATAGATCTGACTGGATAAGAACTCTTGGTCTTGCATATAAGTATCTCGCAAGGGTGTCTCACTCCATAGTTTCTCAAAGAAGTGCATAGATTTATTCTTACAAGCAAACATACCAGCAGAGATAAGATAGCCGTGTCCTGTTGGGTGATCTCTTATAATATGAAAACCAAATGGTGAATCTAAAAACTCTTGGTGTGCTATCACCTCTCGGTAGGATAGACGGGCATCAGCATCCCTTGATAGGACTACATCAACACTTGGATCTAGGATTGCTCTAAATCTCCACATCCTTGAAATGCTATTCTCTGGTTCATCAACCGTTATCATCTCCACATTGGGGAATAAAGCTAAGGTAGATCTAGTCCAGGTTGGTACAGAATTTCCTACATAAAACCGCACTGTAAACTCAGGGAAGAACCGCTGTGCTAACTGTGCGTTCTTTATAGCGCCAACTAGAAACTTCATCTGTTGACCATAAAGAGAATAGGAAATTACCTGTTTCATTTGATACCTATTGACTCCTTGAACTTAGCAAGATCAGCAGGATACTCTTCAGCAACATATCGTTGCAACTCTTTCTGATCAGCAGAACCTACATCCTGAGCGTTGTTCTCAATATAGCCAGCATCAACCTGTGATTTACCAGCAAGGTAATGTAGGTGTTCAATAATTACATCATCAAAGTACCAGATAGAATCTAAGTCCATACCAAGTAGCATCCAGAAGTTATCCATAAATAGATGAACTAACTTAGGTGGTGCCATAAAGCCAAAGCTCTTAATGATATTGGTGCTCATCATTACTGCTGTAGCAAGGTTCTTCTTTTGGAATAGATCATTACCATAAGCAAGACCGTATCCTTTAGATGCTATGGCTTCCGATAAGAAGTGATCCCATTGCAGGGTTTGTGGTAGGTGATCATCACCCATAAAGAATATAGTTTTATACTTATCAACATACTTATTAGCCACCAGATTAAGTGTGCCATTCATTCTAAGTCTTGGGTTTACCTCGTAGATAACATCATTTAGTCTTGGGTACAGGTCAGCCTGATCATCATCTATAGCCACACAGATATCAGAAATAATGCTGGTTTCTTTTATAAACTTAACAGCCCGATCAATAGAATCAGGTCTGCCTCTTGATGGAATAATTACTAGGTTAGTGTTCATAGTGTCCTAATGTAGTATGGATGCTTGGTCAAATTTTTTGTATACAACAGGTGCTGCATCTCTTTCAACTATCTGACAGTGAGCATAGTCAACTGCCAAAGGTACTGAAATAGATCCATCCGCTGCGTGTGGACCAAACCGGTTCTTAACAACTGCAACCCTTAGATGTTTATTAAAAGGATCATAACCCATTGTTAATATCAGGCTGGGTAATTGTGCTACTTTACCGTGAATAGCTCTGCGAGGTGGTGGGTTCATACCCTGTCCATACTCACTCTGCTCTGATACGTGATGAAGAACTAAGACGCAGGCTTCAGTATGACGAGCCATATCGTGCAACTCCATCATAATAGATCTAAGACCTGCCCATTCATTATCAGTTTCAGCAGCAATATTCATAAGGTTATCTATAACAATTAGTTCAGGAGCAGCACCGTATAACTCTATGTATGCCTTGATCTCACTCTCAATATCATCTAATGAAGGTGATGAATCAAAGACCCATTGGATATTTTTCATCTTATCAAAGTGTTTGTCATACCATTTAGGACTGGCATTTAAATTATTCTCAACGGTTAGTTGTGAATTACCTGATAGATGAGATGCTGCTCGCATCATAACTGTTGTGGTGTCGGTGTCAGCAGAAAAGAATAAGGTTCTTACGTCAGCTTTCAAAGCATAAATCAAAGCAAACATAGACTTACCTGCATTGGGTGCAGCAGCAACCATACAAACTTGTCCACGTCTAAACCTGATTTCAGAAGCCTTCAAAGAAGGCCACACATCAGGTAGCGGTGTAGCCTTTGTAGTGACTCCACCCCACGCTCTGCTTAGACTAAGCAACCTCTTCCCTTCTTAACTGTATGTTTAACTTTGCTCGTAATCTCTTACGATCCCTAGGAGAACTTGCTCCCCATATTCCATATGATTCGTTATGTAATGCCCACTCAAAACATTCAGTAATGTGTGGGCATCTCTTACAAACATTCTTAGCGGTAGCGGCTTGAAATTGTTCACCGTTTTCAGGGAAGAATAGTTCTGTATCTATCTCAGAACATAACGGGTTCTCAAATTTTGTGGGAACCCGCATAGGTTATCTAACCCAGACGGCGTCGCACTTATCTGTTGCACCCTTTGGAGCACTACACATCCAAGCACGCCAAGCACCCTTAGCACCTTCTCCAGTGCGGTAGTTCATTGGGCCGTGCTTACAGGTTGGAGCATCTCCGTTAATAGGTGCAGCGTTTAATGCTTTAGTTGCATAAGCAACTGCAACGTTAGCTGCTGCTGATTGATTCAGCGATGATGATACTGATGAGATTAGAGTAGATAGATCCTGAATTTGTGTCAGGTGTCCTTCTAACTCTGTGTTGGTCTTGGCATAAACATTTACAAGCGTTCCATCTTTTAGTTTGAAGTTAACTTGCAGTGCTGTATCGCTATTTGAAGCGGCCATTATTTTCCTCCAGTTGGTTTGACAGAGATACGGGTGGTCTCTTGTCCTTGTTTGTACGGTACGAAACCGAGAAGTTTTTCTACTTCATCGGAATCGACTTGCTTGCGACCAGCAACAGATGTCCAATATATTTGGATACCACTGTTAGTAGTGCCAGCAAATCCTTCTAGTGATGTCTTAACTGAATCCCTTGCGTTTGTTAAAGTTTTAACTTGTTCATCAAGTTGTAAATATAACAAAGCGTTCTTGTCGGCGTCGGGGTTATCAATCACCACCTCTGCCTCTTTGATACGTTCTTTTTTTAAGCCAACGCATCCCATCTCGCCAGTAGCGTCATAATATTTACAGTAGAACTTACAGTAATTCTCATCCTTCTCAGGCTCTGGTGCACTAGTAGCTTCCTTAATAGCAGACAACCAGTTCATTGCTTCTTCTGCAATCTTAGAATCATATGGTTCAGAGTGGACCTTTACATCTCTTTCATCACCATCACGGGCGATGGCTACAAGGTTGACATTTCTGGGAATCCCCTTACCAGATTTCTCTAACAAGTAGCCATACACCTGCACCTGCCACCGCTGTTGTTGTGATGGGAAGTATGAAAGGTTCTTAACCTTAACAGTTTTCCAATCTACAACATCACCAGTTTCAGGAATCCATAGGTCGATGTGTGCTTTCATTCCGTTGTACTCGACCTCAGTTTCGACTACATACTTTTCCCCGGATGGATCAGCAATAGCCAACGCTTTTTCAATCTCAGCGTGAATCGCAGTACCCATAATGGCAGCAAGCTTTAACTCGTTGTCATTAGTTTCAGGTTGATCATTAAGACGATACCAAACCTTACGGCGGCATCCTCCTAACTCAGACGGTCCAACCTGTTTCTGAGTGCTGCGACTACGGGCCGCATCTTTGTTCCTTAAAATCTCTATTAATAAATCTTTCATATTGACATCCATCCTATGTATCCTGCATCGGGATTATCCCGTAGCCACTGCTCTCTCATTTTGTTTTGCTCTTCCCAATTAATATTATTATCTTTGCTGGCAGTGATACCATCTAGATAACCCTTTTCATAAGCTTCCCGTACAGCAAACTTTGCAGTCTTGTTCATTACTTCATCTTTCTTTTTTGCACGGCTATTTGTATCGGAGGACAGGTATTGATGTCAAGCAACGACGCAGTCTCTACTGCCTTCTGTGCTAACTCTGCTGCCTCATCTTGTACTAAGAACTTATCACTGCGACGTGAATACATATATCCCAAAGCAAACTGACCACCGGAACCAATACCGTAGTAATTGCCCTCGGACTGAATGAATGACATATCGGAGGCTATATGAAATATGAACCCGTTGAAAGCAATCAGGTAATCAAAGCCAGCGTCTTTATCTTTTTCATTATCATTCCAAGCGTAACCATTATCGGTAAACGTTTTTATGATGGATGGGATAACTCGCTTGCCCATAAACTGAACTTCATCTTGGTTTTTATATGCTGGCGGGTTCCAGTTGTAAGTTAAGATATCACCAGGCCTAGTATCACCAGTGATCGCAAGAAGGTACTGACCCTTCTCAATTATCTTAGGCGTCTTTAAAGAAATAGTACGTAAGTTATCTTCGGTAATCTGCGAATCAGCAGCTAAGATACAAAATGTTTTACCTTGCACTCCAACAACAGTTGTCAAAGTTGCCCTCCTTATGTCTTGAGATAAAGATATCACATAGTGAACTAAGACACGCCGTTGATCACCAGCTACTGTTATCGGAGGAGTGTGTATGTGTACAATACGAGCGTCAGCGAGTAAAAACAACAGCCCTTACGGGCTGTGATTAGTAAGGATACTGGGTGTTCCGTCTACCAACGCTGCGAAGAAACAAAGAAAAACTCCCTGAAAAATTTGGATCTGATCTCCGCTCACTAGGACCTCTTCATACCTGTCCTTGCGGTTCAAGTGTATTCACTGTGCTGGTCCAGTTTGATGACTATGAGATCTGCTGGTACTTCTTAGATGCAACCTGTGCTAACTGCGGTAACTTAGTAACAGTGCCCTGCCCTATTGATAAGATGTGAGGATATATGTCTGACTATAAAGAATGTACTTGTGGCTATAACAGTGGCTTTGAAGGATGTACCTACAGTTGTTATCCCGATGAACCAAATGAAGACATAAAAAAAGAAGGCCCCGGTTAAGGGGCCCTCTGTCTTACCTCGCAGTAAACTAGATACTACTTACGACCAAATTCTTTCTCTGCTTTATCAGCCCACTTAACAAGTGGTGCTGCTACTGCACCGATTAGAACTGCGTACTCTGGGGACATATCTGTTGCCAGTGCTACACCCATAGTTACTGCTGAAGCAAGGACTGCTCGTGCATAGGACTTAGCCATACACTTAAACTCTTTGCTCTTTAACTTAGCTATTAGATCTTTCATAACCATCCTTTAAGGGCGAGCCACGCCCATAATCAGGGAGTAGGAACGTTTCTTTAGAAACACACCATCTCCATTTGATTGACTTCCCTTACTATCTGATGAGGTATTACCCTCATAGACCATAAGGAAACTTTTTCCATCATTGCTTGCACAAATACCAACGTGATCCGCTTGAGCATCCTTGTCAAACTGAAAGAAAACTAGATCACCAGCTTGAGCCTGCCCAACTGGAACTATCTTGTTCTTCTTGGTAAACCATTTAAGTCCTGCATCGCAGGAGGCAAAGCCCTTCTTAGTCTGGGCTGCTACTTTAGATACTAATCCTGCTTGGTCATAACACCAAGATACAAACATCGCACACCAAGGATTGTTGTTTAATCCATACCACTTACCAAAGATGGTGTCGTTATTACCAGTCTCTCTGTAATTTAATTGAGACTTTGCTGCATCAACTACATTCATTACCGCTCCGCTAACATCTTATAGATGTCATCTACTCGCTGTTCAATACGGGCAACTCGGCCTTCTAAATTGTGTCCACCATTACCATCGGGTTTTAACTCTGATAAATAATTCTTAATCAAGTATCTAATGGTTGCCCCGATAAATACTACTACGGCTAAGAAGCCTGATATGGTGGTTGCCCAGTCAGCAATAGACATTTGCGTTATACCTTTCGGATTGTAATAAGAAGCACTCCGCCGTAACCGGTATAGCGCTTGTCTGTAGGTGTTCGGTTAATAAAGTCTTGCTCTTCAATTAACCCTAAGTAGGATTCACCGGTACGGAAATCTTGTACCAGTACAGTATCTCCGACATCTTCAATTCGTTCTAGCACTTGCTGACGGTTGTACGCTGCACCGTCATAGCCAGCTTGGTTATTAAATTTGTCCATCTCAAAGTCATAACACATAGCAGGGTATTGGATTAACCGCTGACGTGGAATAGATGGAAGAGTATTAACTTGGTATCCGGTAAACTTAGGTCCCAAAGTAGAATCAGTATCATCTCTAGTAAATTCAAATAAGAATCCTAGATACTGTTGAGGTGTAGCAGGGTATGGAATACCGATTTGAGTAAGGCTTGATCCTTGAGGATAGGCACCGATATTAGTTTCAGCACCATTAGCTTGTACCGTAAAGATTGTTATACCACCGTTAGTAGTATCAAAGCGTGGTGTTAAAGTCTTAAAGATCTTATTCTCTAAAGTGTTGTAACGTATAAAGCCAGTACGCAAAGAAGCTGACGGAACTAAAGTTGATGCCTCTTCAATATATACAGCACCAGGAGTGGCTACATAATTACTTACAAAAGTTAATTGATTAGTGTTACCGTTAAAGGCACAGGCAGTAGTTAAACGACCTGTAACACCAGGCTTATATACATCCCAAGCGTAGGCAAAGATTAAGTTAGCACCTACTTGTTGACCCAAGTCAACACGAGTAACTCCAGGTGAACCATCAACGTTACTAGCACACCAGAGATATCTATCTCTAAATGCTACATCGTAGACTGGTTGCTCTGATTCAAATATTAAAGGACCATAAGCAAGGGATCCGTTAGCTTCGGATACATCTGCTATTCGTAAACCTTCAGAGGTTCCGATAGCCACATAGCCTAGGTAATAAGCAATTTTAAATACCTTCTCTCCTACTGGTAATTCAGCAGCGGTGATAGCACCTGTTAAGGTAGGCATAGCGCCAGTAGTTTCTAAAGTAAACTTAAAAATATTAGATTGGATACCGCTATAAGCGGATATGTAAATAGCAGCACCTGATGAGGTAATTGAAGTAAAGATTATATCTTCGTCAGGGTGAGTGTATACGGCTGCTGGAATAAGCCCTACTCCTGTTGCAGTACCAGTTCCTGATGAAACACCAACAGTTGTATTTGTAACAGTAAATTGGCTTGAACTTGCTGTGGCAATTGTTACGTTTGCTAAGTTTAAAGATGAACCAGATGCAACACCTAATCCAGTAATTGTTACTAACTGTCCAACTGTAAAAGTATTGGTTGCCGTATATGTAATTGTTGTTCCGCTACCAGTTGCTGCTGTAACAGAAGCAGTCTGTGCTACTGGATTTGTAGTAATTTCATAGACTTTATTATTGATACCAGCAACGATACGTTGTTTAGTAAATTCAATAACTGCATTAGTAACTGTAAGACCAACGCTAGTATAAAGAAGGGTACCTGGTGTGCTTGTATCAGCAGTTAATGGCTTACTATATAATCTTAACTCTCCAGTAGGAGATGAGTTAGTTACCCAATAAGCAAAAACACCGTCATCACAAACGGAGAATATACGGGCATCAGTTCCTGATGTATTAGTTACAAAAGCTGTAGGAGTTCCTGCTACTGATATCTTGCGGATAGTGTAATCATCGTGAAGTAAAGTACCGTTGATACTAGACCAGCGAATAGACCTAGCGTATTGGTATGGACGCAGGTTTGTATTTAAAGTACCAGTAGTTGTATTACTGGAAGTCACATCTCTAAGTAGAGTTACTTGACCCTTAGTCCAAACATCACAACCTTTGGAGTACTTGTATTGGAAACGAAGTGACTCATCCTGTGCTGGCTCAAAGAAATTAATACCTTGACCTAAGTGGAATGTTGATTGAGAACGGATCCACCAACCAGTAAGAGTCTGCTCACCAGGTTCTCTAGTGGTATCTAACTGTTGTTTACGGTATTGCGCTGTTACTCGACGGTAAGGAGAATCATCGCTTGTCTCTAAGAAGAACGGTTGACCGCCAATAGCAATATCATAGGCAACAGTTGATCCGCTATATGATGAATTAACTGGAGGGTTGGATAAATTATAGGGGATCGCTTCGGTGATATCATCGCCATACGCCATTATTTAGACCTCCCATAGATGTACCCAATTATTAGACCACAAAAGAATCCTAGATAAGCTAGGAAGTAAACCATTATTTAAAGAGTTGGTACTGGAACCCAAGAAGTTGTTGGTTCATCCCAAGTCCACATACCTTCGGTAGGCATAGGAGTTGGTGGATTCCAGAAAGAACCTGACCTACTCCAAGATGGATATGGTTGTGGAGTTACAAATATATCCTCATCAGGATTATAGGTAAATCCAATACCTGCGTAAGTACCTCTAATTTTAGAATTATAGGATGTGCGCTTTATGTTATAGCCTGTTGCTTGACTATAAAAGGTTTCAGTATCTAATCCATTGATTAGTTCTGTTTCATCTACACCAACAGTTACATTAACAACTATATTGTTTTCATCTAACCAAGCGTAATGTGCCATTATGACCAACTCACTGTTCCAGCAGTTGCTGCGGTTATTGTGGCACGCTTATATCCACCACTGGGTGAAGATTCAGTTCCAGTAACACCTGCGCCAAATGTAATTGTTTTTGTATCTGGATATCTTAAAATGATAACACCACTTCCACCATTACCGCCATTTGCTTGAAAAGCACTACTTGATGGTGATTCAACTGACCCACCACCACCGCCGCCTCCTAGATTAGTTCCACCATTTCCACCATTGTTAGTTCCAGCAGCACCTGCTGCTCCACCTCCACCAGTTCCCGCTGTACCAGGCTGATATGTTCCCGCACTATTTATTCCACCAGCACCGCCACCTCCATAGGTTACTGATGAACCAGTTATAGATGTTGCAACTCCATTACCACCACTACCAGCATTTCCGTTTGCTACTGCATTTGTACCAACTGCACCCGCACCGCCACCGCCGCCTCCGCCTAATCCCACACCATTACCAGGTCCAGTACCACCATTAAAACCTTGATTAGCGGTACCGCTACCTCCACTTCTATTAAAATATGAACCGCCGCCACCCGAACCGCCACCTACACCGTCTTGACCTTGAGTGTACGCACCAAGTCCACCGCCAGTAGAAGTAATTGTAGAAAACACACTATTTCCACCATTACTGCCATTGGCGGTTCTACTGGTTCTACCAGTTCCACCGCCACCAACTGTAACTGTGTAATTTGTAGAAGGTGACAAAGTTAACGCAGATTCTAAAGTTCCTCCGCCACCAGTAGCGGTAACAGTACAACGAAGCCCACCTGCTCCCCCACCTGGTCCTCCAACAGTATTACCATCTCCTGCCCCTCCACCACCACCCGCTACGACTAAGTAATCAACAGAAAATGTGCGTGGATAATTTTGTGAAGCAATAATTCCAAGAATCGGCATTAGGCAATATCTCCTACCACTAAGAATGTATTTGAGGCTGTACAAATTACTGAAGCTGATGACCACCGTGCTCTAAGTTTTGGTGCAGTAGCTGTAGCACCAGTTGAGTTAATAGTTACTCCTACTCCTTGAGCAAAGGTAACTTGTCCTGTATTAATCTGAGCAATATTGATAACATCATTAGCAGCAAATACCGAAGGTGGCACTGTTAAAGTGATACCACCAGTGTTGCTAAGAGTTACCAGATCGTTAAGATCACCTATTACTAAAGTGTATGTGGTACCAGTCTGAGCGTTGATTGCTGCGATACCGCCACCTGCTGCACCAGTCGGACCAGTTGAACCAGTACTACCTGTAGGACCAGTGGGTCCAGTTGGACCTAAAGTATTCGGATTTGGGCTAATACTTACTGACATTATGAAATCTCCGATCCAAATGCGCTAAATGAACTTGTACCATTTGTTGAATAAACTGTTACAACATCTGTAGTTGCTAAAGTTATACCAGCTTGCATACTAAATACGGCTCCTCCTACTAATACTGCTCCGTATGCTACATAGTGTTGATTAGCCAAAGTAGCACCTGCTGGCCTTACAGCGATACGAATTGTGTCAGTAGTTGCTGAAGTGTTAGACACATTTATTGTTGAAACAATTGTTGATGTTGATGCGGGTACTGTATACAACGTAGTTGCCGTTGCTGCAGTTGGGGCTGATTGCCCTAAAACTTTATATACGGTTGGCATTAGGATAGATCCCCAATCACTGTGAAGTTGTTGCTAGAGGTACAAACGATAGTTGCTGCACTGTATTGAGCACGAGTTTTAGGTGCTGGTCCTGATGCTCCAGTAGAGGTAAGGGTAGTTGTACCATCTCCTTGAACTGTTACTTGACCTGCGCCAGTTTGTTGAATATTAACCTGTTGACCTTGACTAAATACTGAGGCAGGAACGGTTACTGTTATTGGGTTAGCATTACTTAACTGAACCAATTTATTAACATCAGTTACTGCAGCGGTATAAGTGGTACCAGTTGCTGTGCTAACAGTGATATCAACATTAGCCCAAGAAGCAGTAGAACCATCTGTTTTTAGATACTTGCCACCATTACCAGTTTGAGAAGGTACCTCATTGGTTAATGTAGACCAGCTAACTCCAACGGTTGCTGTGCTATCTGCAGTAAGGACCTGTCCGTTAGACCCAACGGGTAGTCTTTGCAAGGTTGCTGTTGTGCGGGCTAATAGATCACCCTTTGTAGTTAAGGTAGATGCAGGTATTGCAGCATTAGCAGTAGTTACGCCATCTCTAAAGAATACTAAGTCAGCACTAGTAAGTACGTGTCTTACTGTTGCACCGCTTGCGTGTGCTACGGCACTGCTACCAGCTTGTGCTCTAGTAATTGTAAATATGTCACCAGAGTTAGCGGTTACATAACAAATTTCTTCAGTCTGGGTATCTGGATCAATGGCAATAGTAAAGATGTCACCATTAGTAAAGCCTGCTCCTTGAATCAGTGGAGCACCACCGCCAGCAGTAACTGTCATACTGGTTGCTATGTTTGTTAGCGATGTAGCCAGAGTAGTAGCTACGCTGGTTGAGGAATATACTCTTGCCATTTATTCTTCCTTACTTGGAGTAGTGAGTTCTGATAGGGAACAGGGATTGCAACTTAACAGACTCTTCTTGTAGACGTTGTTGGTACAAAGCAAAGACATACTTAGATGCAGAAGCACCAGATGTAGAAGGTAACTTGGTATCTGCTAGATCTGCTTCAGCGCTGGTAAGGTTAATTCTACCGGTGTCAAGATAAGACAGTAATCTGTATGCAGCGCCAAGAGTAGTAACATCCCTTGTGGATTCTGGTAGTCCTGTAACTGTTGTGTAATTATCAGTGCTATTAGTGAGATTATTGGGTAAAGCGGAATAGTAGACTTGGACCGTACGACCAGGCATAATTTTGTCATAAATGTTCACCGTCTTTGTTGTATTAAATGCTGCTACGTTAGCCATCTTATCAATACGCCACTTGTTAACAGGTAGCCATTCTTTAGATGGACCAACAGTTTGCCAGGATATATAGAGCACATCTCGTGCATCATCTGGTAATTGGTATGCAACCTGTGCTGCATTAAAAGTAAAGGTAGTTGAATAGATACCAAATAGTTTTGGATAGTAAGAACTGATCGTATCGTTAATAGCCTGTTGAATAGTTGATCTAGGAAAAGTAGGAGTCATAGTAATCTGAGAGTTCTCAGAGTGAGGAGCTGGAGTAGTTCCTTGATATCCTCTACCGAATCCTGGTATTACATTTAATGTTAAGTTAGTTCTATCAAAAGATGTAATCCAAAGAAGTTCATCACCAATCTCGATAACACCTTTAGCAAGGTTCTCTGCTGATCCAATCTGAATAGATAAGTCAGTAGCGGTAATGCCACCAGGGTTGGCTAGGTTAGTGATGCGATCTTGACGAAGCGTATAGCCTGCAAGATTTGCTCTAACCTCAGATATCATCTGACTAAGTGTTGTCATTACCCACCTTTTCTTTGTAAAACTTTAAATTTGTTTGTAATCTTTCATCTGTTGGTGTTATCTCTACTGCCTTTTTACCGTGCTCGTATGCCTCTTGCCAGTTCTCTAAGTTCCAAGCCGATACTGCAACCAGATCATCTGCCATATGAGTCCAAGCCCAGTCCTCTGATAAGAACTCATTTGTTCTAACAGTTTGTTCTAGGCTTATCTTGGCTACTCTGTTACATTCCTTCCACTTTTTCTGGTGGTAGTAATAGTTAGCCAAAGCTAATATAGATTCTCTACTTTGGTAAACCTCAGTAGCCTGAATCAAATACTCTTCTGCGTTATCAGGATCTGTCTTAGATAAAATCCGTAGTGCATAAGATTTTTCTGCTGGAAATATACTGACATCTAAATACTTTTTTAGAGTCTCTGTTGATTGCGGGAACTGCTGTTGGTAAAAGTATTCTCTTCCTAGATAATATAAGTTTCTACTATCAGGGTTTTCTTTAGCTGCCAGTTCAAGCATAGGCAGGTAATTACTTCTGGACTTCTCACCATCTGGTAAGTGCCAAGACTCTATGTCATACTCTTTAGATGTCTCTTCACTTTCACGATCATAACCTTGCGGTACTTCGTGGATACGATAAGACCATCTAACGTTCTGTCTAGTATGGATTCTAAATCCTAAGAAAGATGCTTTAGGTGTTTTATCAGGATTAAAATCTGTTACAAATCTATAGCGAGGTTTATGTGTACCATCTTTATAAGCCTGCTCTAATCCTGCTCTCCAGCCTGGAAGCATAATCTCATCCATATCCATTGCGATACAGTAATCAGCATCGGCTGGTACTAAAGAAAGGGATGCGTTTCTAGCATCATCAAATCTAAACGGTTTAACAGATATCGTATAAACTATTATGCCAAGTTCTTTAGCAATCTTAACGGTATCATCAGTTGAACCGGTATCTGCTATAAGGTGATAGTCAGCTTCTTTGGTTGACTCATACCACCTCTTGACGTGTTTTGCTTCGTTTAAGGCTATTGTATAGACGGCAACTTTCATTGCGTTAGTCTACATTCCACCTAACATTAAGATATCTGGCAACGCCGTTGCATTAGATCCCGCTGTTCCAGTTGCACCAGTAGGACCTGTTGGTCCCGCTACTGTTGATGTAGCACCTGTAGGTCCGGTAGGACCCGCTGAACCTGTGGCTCCCGTAGGTCCTGTTGGACCTGCAACTGTAGATGCTGCACCTGTAGCACCAGTGGCACCAGTGGCTCCAGTTGGACCTGTTGCTCCTGCTGAACCTGTTGGTCCTGTTGCACCAGTTGGTCCAAGTTGAGTGTACATAACCTGTTGAGCTGTAACAATTATAGAAGGTGTTACTGGTGTTGTAGGTGTAGTACCAGCAGCAATGGTTTCAATAGAAACTGCTGTAGATTCTGCTTGCCAATAAAATTCAATATAATCATTAGCGGCAAGGGTAAGGACATAGTTCCAAGCAGCAATAATTTGTCCGTTTATACCACCGTGCCGTTCAGTAACAGCAATTTGTCCACTTGAATAAGGAACATCTGTACCATTTTTGCGAATCCAAATAATTGCATTATGAATAGAAGTATCGGTGCTAACTAGTTGGGCGCTAAATTGAATGTTATAAGTTCCTGCATAGCCAAAAACAATTCTTGATGTAGGAGAACCAATAGTAACTCCATTTGATTCATCAGTTGAATTGATAGTTATTGGATAAGCAGTTGTTGTACTTGCAATAGTTTGAGTAGTTGTATCGTAAAAAGCTCCGTAATAACCTAGCGCTCCACCTGCTCCAGTTGTTCCTGTCGCACCGGTAGCGCCAGTAGGTCCAGTACTTCCAGTGATTCCAGTTGGTCCTGTCGGTCCTGTAACACCAATACTGCCAGTTGCTCCAGTCGGACCAGTAGCACCAGTAAGACCAGTATTACCAGTAGGTCCAGTACTACCTGTACTACCTGTTGCACCCGTCGCTCCTGTCGCTCCTGTTAAACCTGTATTTCCTGTAGAACCTGTTGGACCAGTAGGTCCAGCCACGCCTGTAGAACCAGTGGCACCTGTTGGGCCAGTACTTCCTGTCAATCCCGTGCTACCAGTGGCTCCTGTAGGCCCTGTAGCCCCTGTAAGACCTATGCTGCCCGTTGCGCCTGTAGCGCCGGTAGGACCAGTTGATCCTGTTAGGCCTGTAGAGCCTGTAGGTCCTGTGGCTCCGGTGTTTCCGATAGAACCTGTTGCGCCTGTAGGACCAACGGATCCTGTAGCGCCTGTTCCACCTGTATTTCCGGTAGGTCCTGTACTTCCTGTAGGACCTGTATTGCCAATTGAACCCGTAGCTCCTGTGCTTCCTGTTGCACCTGTTGCTCCCGTGCTTCCTGTAGGTCCTTGTGGACCTGTTCCACCAGTAGGGCCTGTAGGACCAGTAATACCTGGTGTTCCTTGCGGACCTTGATCTGTTGAAAAAATTACTGATGTCTGCGGTTGAGCAGACTCAATTATAATTAGTGTAGTTGTATCACTCATACGGTCACCCCTGGAGTCACAATAAACTGACCTTCCATAATTCTAGTTACTACACTGCCTTCATATAAAACAAAATCATAAACATAAGAGTTGGCGGCTATATCAGTTGCTGTATTACTAAAAGTAACTGTTGCTCTGCCTAAAAGATTATCTAAAACTATAAGACCATTAGCAGTAGTAGCTAATAAAGTTGTGGTAGTTGAACCAGCAAAGGGACGAACTGTCATAGTTGCGGTATAGCCTGTTAAGTTCCAAGGCGTAGATGCACCGGTACTAGGATTAGTATCGTTAATTGTAAATTGAAAAGTAAATGTAGTTGCTTGTGGGCAAATGAGGTTATAGGTTGCCGTCAATTAGCCACCTCACGCAGTGCTGCTGCAGGCTCTAGTCCAGTAGTACCAGCAATCTTATTACAGATACCAGCAATATCTAACATACTAGTACGGGTAGTAATACCACCGATATAGTTAATAACTCCAACTGTATCTGTTATCTTACCTAGAGATACGCTCTTAGCAGCGGCCCAAGCCTGAGCTGCTCCTGCTGTATCTAAGTAAGCAGAACGTGCAGGGTAGGTGCCACCGTTAGCGAGACGATTTAATTCATCTACGAGGGTTGAACCAAAATAACCGTATGACACCTCTTACCTCACTTCTTCTTTTTAGATGCTGCTGCGTTATCTACTAAATTTGGATAAGGCCTACCTGCTGCCTTTGCCTTTGCTTTTGCTAAACTCTTTTGCTTTGGTGATAATTTCTTAGAAGTTTTCTTTGGATTCTTTGTATCCCAAAATGCTTTCTTCTTCATTTGCACTTACAATCCCAAGCCCGTAAGGACTTGTTTATCCTAGAGTTTGGATCTCTTGCTGTCTTAGCAGAGGTTAATTTTGATTTCATTCCACACATACGACCACAAAAAGATTTACGTCTACCAGCAGCCTTTGGTGATTTCTTAGCCTCAGCCTTTTTTACTGGAGGTTTAAGATTCATACCTTGTGCTTTGGCAGATGCTCTGCCCTTAGCATTTAATCCGCCTTTAGGGTTCTTGCCCTCTTTGCGTTGCCAGGCTGCTGATGACATTACTTCTTTTTGGCTTTCTTAGCTTCAGATAAAGCGATAGCAACTGCTTGCTTGCGGGACTTAACTACTGGTCCCTTTTTGCTACCAGAATGTAGAGTTCCTCTTTTGAACTCACCCATTACTTTAGCCTCTTTTGTTTTTGCTTTTACCTTTTTTGCCATTTTTGCCATTAGGTTTCGCCTTAATCTTCTTGATGATTTGTTTATCTAATTTTGTATCTTCACTCTGATACTTGACCTTACGGTGTTTCTCATCCATCTTCTCAAACGCTTTGCGTTGAGCAGGAGTTAACCGTTTCATTAACTTTGCATCAACCTTCTTGTCACCTTTTTCGGTGTAAAGTTGACGGGCCATTAGTTCTGGCTTGGGGCTTCCTTAGCAGGAGCACCAGTCTCGATATCGTCGTAGCTTGCGTAACCACATCCACATACAGCGCACATTATTTGCTCACCTTCTTCTTACCGCCAGCAAATTTAGCAACACTGCCTTTAGTCTTGGAAGTAGCACCAGCCATAGTTGACTTAGTGATTCCCTTAGAACTTCCTTTGCGGAAGCCTGTGTCATTGGTGGATTCAGCGCCACCGGATGATTTCATTTTCTTCATAGTTTGCTCCTATTTTCTATTTAGTGACGCTTAGTCTCTAAATCCCATTGTGTTGCCATCAAAGGCCTTGCCTACATCATTTGATATTTTCATTGCAGCATCTATATCTTTTCTTTGTGTAGATACTGGCTCTACTCCCTGCTTTAACGCAGACCAGTAGGAATCTAATTCTTTGTTATCTTTATTCTCTTTGTCTTTATCCCAACCTTGTCTAGTTGGAAAGCATCCTGCAAACATTGGTGAGTTTTGTTTAATACACTCGCCATATGAATCGTGATCTTGGGTCTTACAGCTTGATGTACAGTTGCTCATTGATCCTCATAAATTGGTGTTAGGTAATCGCCATATCCTTTGGATGCCATAAAGTCACCCTGTTCAATTGTAATGCTATAGACGTGACCACCGAGGAAGTAGTAGTCAGCGTTATATAAAGTGTCCTGATACGGATATAAGGTTTCTTCAACTTCTCCGTTATCAATAATTAAAGTTACTCCACGAGCAATATCAGTCAAAAACGGGTTAATAGGACCCGAAGATGTTCCACCTGTAATTGGTCTACCAGCAAGACGAGAATATTTATCAGGCCAAGGTTGACCTGCTCCCCACGTCTGGTATTGCCAAGGTGTGGTTATTGAATAACCTACTAATACTTGTGGCATAACTTCCTTTCTAAGTGATGAGAGGTGGTTTGACCCACCTCCCACCGAACGGTTTTATTAGCCGTTTGTTGCAGCAGATTCCACACGGTAGATAGCTGCTTGACGGAGTAGAGACCATCCGCCGAAGTAGTACCAACCGATTGTGTGGTAACGACGCAACGCATCGATTTGAGGTCCGATGATCGTAGAGATATCTTGACCTTGCGCTTCTGCAAGCGCTTCACGTCCGGCAATTACTGCCTTGTAAACGTTAGTTGTTCCATTTGATGCGTAAGGAACACGAGGTGTCTCAACAATGAAAGCACCTTCAATTACGCCAACAGCACCAGCGACGAACGGAGTGCGATCAACGAACTTAGTTAGGTCTTGGAATCCACCAGTACCTGTTTCAGCACGAAGGTCAGCAGTCTGACGTGGGTGTAGGTATCCTGCATACAACTCACCGATACGAGGCAGAGCCTTGTTGGTGCGAAGCTCAGTTACAGCCTGACGGATGTCAGATACTGTGATTAACTGAGTTGCAGTGATTCCTGCTGTGTTGGTTGCTGTTCCTGCATAGATTGCGTTTGAGCCTGCTGTTAAAACAGAGGCTACAACAGAATCGATAGAGTCTGCAGCGTTATAAGCAATGATGTCTGCAAGTGCTGCATCAACATCGTTGAAAGAAGTTAGGTTCAACTTCTTAGTTGTTGTTACGGCTGAGCCGTATTCTTGAAGTGTTACAGTAACCTGATTTGGGTTACCTAGAGCAATGGATGAAACATCAAGTGATTCTGTCAAAGTTGAAGTAGCTTGTGCTAAATCAGAATAGATTGAGAATACAACTGATGATCCTGGCATTGCCTGTTGAACAGGTTTGACATCTGCAAGCGCTCTCATTACTGGAATGGAACGTAGTGCCATACGGACGTATTGATCATACGCTGTCTGGACTAAATTGCTGATTGCCGAGGTACCTGTTAGCGTACCTTGTGGTAGTGCCATTTAGGTTTTAGCCTTTCGGATAGAAGTTATAACCCTGATTGGCGTATGACTTCGTCCAACTCTTCCTTGCTGTTTGTATTAAGAATTTTTCTTAGCATATCATCTGATGAATCTGGAGTTAATCCATTATCAACAGCGCTATTCATTTTCTTATACGCAGCCGCTTGAGCCGGGTCAACGACATCTTGGGTTGGTTCAGCGGTTACACCAAATACGTCACCGTATTCGTTTAACCACTTAGACAAAGACTCCTCAGTTGGGTCTATGTCCGAAGGAATGAAAGAAGCAATTTTCTTATTCACTCCACGAGCTTCGAGGACATCTTTTATAGCTCGTTCTCTTTGTGCTTTGGAAAGTCCGTCAAACTGGGCTTTTAGCTCAGATAACTCTTTTTCCTTCTGCTTGTTTGCTTTACGCAACTGTTTAACGAGATCATTATTCTGATTAGATTCCTGTGTGAAATCGTCATCTTCATCCTCGTAGTCGAAATTGGACATTGTCCATCTCCCATTCTGTTTGTAGTTTCGTAGACCTCATATAGATTTGGGGATTTCTATATGGCTTCTACTTCTGGTGTTTGATATCACTCTAACGGACCAGTCGTCCCGTTAGCAGGCCTAGTTGTTTAGTAAGCGCCAGCTCCAAAGGTCTGGTTACTTGCCGCTCTGTCTCTATTTAATGCTCCACTGCCAGCACCGGATGAACCACTAAATGATCCAGTCTCTAGCTGAGATAAACGTTTGCGCTTCTTAGCGGCTTCTGCAGAATTAGCAAGATTAAATATTTCTTGTTCTGCTTGTGTTTGAGTATAAGGAGACTCTTGATAAATCTCTGAAAGTTTTTGACCAGTAGGTAAGAACTCAGCAATAGCGCCATAACCTTTTTGTGCTTGATCTTTAGTTACGCCATATCCAGCTAATCCTTCAGCGGCTGTTTGACTTGTCTTAAGTCCAGCACCTAACGCTGCTCCACCAATTTCAGCAGCAGTTACTTTGCGTTTAATATCAGTTAATGCTTTAGTTGGGTCAAGGGTATAAGCCAAGATATCGCCATCTGTAATATCAGGATAGAATGATCTAAGCGCTTGTTTGATTTCTGGGTTAGCGTTGATAACTCTACTTTGTGCAGTCATTACCCGATCTTCTAATTCGGTAGCGGATACATCATTAGCAAGTAATTTGTTAAATCCTTCTTGGATACCCATATCACCTTTAGCGTAATAAGATGCTGGTAATCCGTAGTTACGCATAATGTTCTGGTATTGATCTTCTAAACCAATATATTCGGCAGGGCTTAATGCACTTAATCCTTTAGCAATACGATCAGTATTAGCAGCAAAACGTTTCTTATAAGCATCAGTGTTTTGTAAAGCTAATGAAAACTCTTCTTTAGATAAACCTTGTTTAATTAAATCTTGTAATGGCGTTACTAAAGTACCAAGGCCGTATTTGTTAAACTCTGCTAATAATAAAGCATAGGCAGATTTTCCTTGGCGTTCTTTTTCTGCAGCAGCAGCGGCAGCTTCTCTTGCTGCTTGAGCAGCAGCGGCTTGAGCAGCAATTTGGGCATCTGTTAAACCACTCCCGCCTCCGCCGCCACCGGCAGTTTCAACTTTAACTGGTGTACCAGAAGAGATGTCATAGCCAAGAGTCTTTGCATAATCTTGAATAGCGGTTACTGATTTATCAAGACCAGAAGTTACTGTTGCTAATTGTGCATTTACTTCTGCCTCAGTTGGAGTTTTAGTGGTTTTTGTAGTAGATTTTGAAACAGTTTTAGGTGCAACATATAAGGGATTGCCTGAACCGTATGTAAAATTAGTAGCCACCGTTACCCCTTAAATCCAAAGTCTCTTAAAACTGTTGAGACTATACCAGCAGTTTCTGTTCTTGCCTCTTGAGTAGTATCCCACTCAGCAAGTTGTCTTTTCTTCTTTTCAAACTCATAGATTGGAATAAAACCTTTATCGTTTGTGGCTAAAGGTAGTATCTTATTTAAAGAAACTTGACTTACCGGTACTCCAAATGTCTTTGAGAAATTACTGATATAGGTAGCAAAAGCTGTAGTTAAATCTTCATTAGGATCAATAGAATTTTTTACCGCTTCTGGTAATGCGTTTCTAGCAGAGTTGCGGATAGTTGATTGGAACTTAGAAATGCTTTCCCCTTTATTTATAGCATCTAGCCAATTAGGTAGTCGATCTCCAAAATCTCTTTCAAGATCATACCCATTAGCCAAAGCGGTAGCAGCAAGAGATAACTTGTTTTGTTCTGCTTTAGCTGCTTGGCTTTCTTTGTAAGCAGGAAGTGATTTAATTTTGTTTTCTAAGAAAACTCTAGGATCTAAACCAGTTTCTTGAACAAGTACTCTTCTACCATCAACCATCTTATAAGTACCTTTAGAGATACTTGATAGTTTCTTTTGCTCGGCTTGTAACTCTTTATATAAAGAACTTATTTCAGATTCAGAAGCATCTCGTTTAAGGAGTGATTGAAACAGATTATCTATAACACCTTCTGCTGTGCTCTTGTTATATATTGCCTGCTCGCCAAAAGGTTTTGGAAGTTCTTCTGCTCCACCACCCGCAGCTTTAAGAACGCTTACTTGGCGTGCTTGTTCATTAAGAAAGTCTTCTACTGTTGCATACTCTTTAAAAGCGTTCCAAGAACTTTTAGCGCTACCAATTGCAGATTTATACGCAGTAGCAAGGGCATCGGTATATTCACCAGTTATAGGAACATTTGGTATACCGGCTGCTTTTAATTTATTAGCAAGTTCTAAACGGCCTTTATTATCTAATGTATTTTTTACAAACTCACGAGCAGTTTTAGACAACTCATCAAAGTTTTCTGGTTGAACTTCTTTGTTTTGATTAACGTTGGGCTCGCCAGAAACCGTACCACCAGATGAAACATACTTAAAACCACCAGCAATATTACTTTCTAATTCAGCAATTCTTCTGTCTAATGCAGCAGTCGATTGACCGGCTTTAGCTAAGGCATCTCTGGTACGTTTAGCATCTTCAAGGTTTGTAGTTGCTTCAGCCGTTTTGCCTTTAGATATACCTGCTTGAATAGATTCTTTATTAGCTCTATAAAAAGTCTTAGCCTCTGATTCAATTTTCTTAAAATCAGAAGTAAAAGAATTTAGTTCAGCTTTAGCAGAATTAAGTTGTTCCTGCACGCTTGCTTTAGATGATTGTGGAGCACTGGCCAAGGCAGATGAAAGTTGAGATGCTTTGCTTTTAGCCTCTTGTAATTTATTACGGGCCTCTTGTACATCTTTACGAGACTTCAAGTAATCTTGAAGATCTTTTTCAAGAGCCATTGGTTAGTGTCCTTTCAAGGTTTAAGTCTAGTTGAATAGCGGAGCAAACAAAGAATTGTATGCCGCTAGTGCGTTTGGATCTGATTGGGCTAACGATTCTAATGATGATTTAGCGTTTTCCTTTAATTGATCTTTGTAATCTTGTTTGTTGCCAAAGGTTACGCTTGTAGTAAAATCTCGTTGATTTACATAATCATCATAAGTGGTTACCATCTGATTAAGGATAGAACGTAACTTAGGTTGAGTTGTAACAGCGGAATCGTTTAACATATTACGTAGGTCATCAAGTGCCCTAGTTCTTGCTATAGCTTTTTCAGCGCCTTGTCCTAATTGTTCTTCTAGTAAAGGTCTTACACCTTTAAACTGGTCAGACCAAGCCTGCCATTCATCACGAATCTGACGCTTTGCATTAACATCAGTTGTAACGGACATTTGTTCATTAAATTCATCACGCTTAGAATAGTATGTTTGACGATCTTTAGCGGAATTAACTTCTCTTACAAAGTCAGTAACTGTCTTGTTTGTTTTTAAGCCAGACTTAAACAATAACTTGTAGGCATTAAAATCAAATTTACCAGCATTTGGAATTAAGAAAGATGCCGCTTGTGGATATTTAGCAAGCAATTCTTGGTTAGAATCAACCCAAGTTGTAGCACCTTCTACGGCTCTAACGTTAGCAACTACATTTGATGCGGATTCAGATATTGTGTAAGGCATTTGATCTGGATAGTATTTAATCCACTCTTTAGTTGCTTTATCAATATCACCGTATCTGTTGATAAGGTCATTAAATGCTTGTTTGTAATTTACTTGACCGTTATCTCTTGCCCATTTAGCCATATCGGATTTAAGGGTTACGGATGGAGATGCAGGGGCTACGAATCCAAACAAAAAGCGTAGAGCCAAAACTGTCATTGTTGAAGATTGTAATTTATCTTGATAAGCAGCAAGTTCTCCAGATGAAGGAGCAATTTCTTCACCAGTTATTGGGTCAATAGTTGGCTTTATGCCGTGACCTGTAGCCTCAAGATAGGTTGCAGCTTTTCTCATAGCAGATGCTGATTGAGAATTACGCTCATCCTTGTTTAATGCTTGATAAAGACGATTAACGTGTGCTGGCAATACAGAAGCAATCATTGGTTGATCTACTCCGTATGCGCCAAGCATATATTGTTCTAAATCTTTAACTTGTGGAACTATGTTTCCAAGCATCTTAATTGGAAATGCTGCTAACGGACCAGCAAAGGTAGGAAATAGTGAATCTGGGTTTAAGGATGGTGTAATCATCTTTAACTTAGCGCCAAATTCAACTGGCATAGGTGCTTGGAAAGCATCTTTTACACCAAACAATCCCATTACCTTGCTCATTACCTTGTAAACAGGTGTTAAACCAGGATAGAAAAAGTATTGATCTCCGTTTTCATCGGTTTGTACAAAACCAGAATGAGCAATTCCTTCATAAGTTAAGCTTGCTCTAACAAGAGCTTCTGGATTATAACGAACTGTACGGCTTATACGGCGATAAAAGTCTTCAGTTGCTCTATAGAATCGTCCAAAGTTACGAACAGACATAGCAAGTTGGCTACGAACTGCAGGATTATCTACATAAGCAAGAACTCTGTTCTTAGCCATCTCTTCTACTAAAGAAGTTATGTGTTCTTTTGCTTTTGCTTCAGCTTTTAATAAGTCATCACCGGTTTTACCAGCAGTAAGTTGTTTAAATACTCTATCTGCAAAGCCAGTTTCATCCATTTGACCACGAATGTCTAGCATTGCATCTAGTACAATACCCTCACGAGAAAAACGAGCATTAGCCTCACCCATATAATCCCACAGTTTATCTGATATAGAGGCAATCATAGTTTGACCTTCAGATACTGGTACTAAAGTTGGACCAGATATCCATCTTGGGTGCATATCTTTTTGAGATTTTAAAGGAAGATCATCTACCGATAGGTTTTTACTTGATAAAACAATCTCACCATCAGGATTTACTTTACGAACCTTGTTCCAAAGGTCTTCATTTAATTTACCATTAGCCTTGCTAAAGGTATTAAGTACATCCATATAGGCACGCTCAGCGTGTTGATATGTAGTTGCTATACCTGAAGACATAGATTGAAAGCGACCTTTTAATGCAGGGTTTTCATCTAAATACTTTACAAGATTATCAATAGCAATTTTTGGTTCATTAAGATTCTTTATAAGAATACTATCAATCTCATCGTTGATATGAAGGGCAAGTTTAACAAGCCAAGACAAACGTGATTGATCGTTAGCTACCGGATCTATGTCGGTAAATGTGCTACCTGATTGTTTAAATGTTTTACCGTTATATTCAAGAGCACGAAGGGTGCCATATTTTTTGGCATCGTTGCTGGCTTGGATAGAGTAACTTCCACCGCTAAGAGTATTCTTTCCGCCCTCTACAACCTCATCAAGCATATCTTGAGTTCTGCCGTATGTAGCAAACTCTTCTAGGAATTGTTTATCTCTTTTAGATAAAGCACGAGAAGATAGTTTACCTGTCATAATTGCTTCTGCAGTAATTTGTTGAACTTTTTTTACATCATCTCCAGCAGCAGCAATACGGGTCTGAAATTCTTTTACTTGATTACGACCAACTAAACGATTAACAAATCCAAGATTAGATTCGTAAAACTTGATCTTCTTTCCTTCAAGACCACTAAGAGTATCGGTCTTTGATTTAATAAGATCTTGGTTGGCTTTAACTTGAACAGCTTTAAGTGGGTCTTTAGCAAGTTCATCTGTTTTTGCTGTAAGGTCTGCAATTTCTTGACCAAGTTTCTTTTGCTCTACAGTAAGACCAGCTTCTGCCTCTTTAAGTTGACGCAGTTTAGTTGAGATGAAACGACCTTTTGTAATGCCCCAGGTTTTGCCACCAATAGCAATGTGCATCATTAGATCTTCTGCAGCGTTACGCACAGGAAACTTAGGACCAGCAAGAGTACCTATAGTCCAAGCAGAGGTCATATCATCTGCCCATTTTTTATGGGAAATACCAAGCACTCGGTTAATAATTCCAGAACGAGCAGATAAACGATCAAGGTCTAAAACTGAAGGAACTGCTATTGCACTAGATAGTTGATATCCGTGAAGGGCTAACTGTTGTCCGTCAAAATCGGCAGGGTTTTTTATTTCTCTTATTACTTCGCCTAATTCATCTAATAAAGGTTTTCCATCAGGACCTATTTTATCAACCACTACGGTTGAACCATAAGAGTATGTTGATGCTGTACCTGTAAAATTATCTACCCAGTTCTTGCCTTCAGCAGTTCTGGTAACTTGACGTGTTTCTGCAATAGTGTTCCAAAGACCAGTAAATATTTGTTTCTTTTGGCCTTCATCACCGGCAGCAAATGCTTCTTGAATAACCCTAGAGTGATAACGAGTGTTTGTTAATGCAGCAAGTTGATATATTTTTTCAGAAGCGTTTGCTTCAGTCACATCAAAGAAGCCATTTTTAAAATAAGGAATAGTTGAAAACTTACGAGCAAAACGATCAAGACGTCCGCTAATTTGATTGTTACTTAAGCGTATAGATCCGTCTCTTATTTTGCCAACTTTGCGTCCTACCGCTGCTTCTTTTTGAGCAATTTCGCCAACTTTGTTAGTAAGAGCACCAACTACATCTTGGGCTTCACCAGCATTACCATAAATGGCTCTAACAATAGCTTGACCTGCTTTGTCAATATTAATAATTTTGTTAGCAGTAGTAAAGAATTGAACTCTTGCAAAACGAGCAGGGGTCATTGTTGGGACTAAAGGAGTTCCACGAGCAGCTTGACCGGTAAGAATACTTTTTACGTCAGCGTGATTCCTTAAATAGTTTGCTGCAGTATCGGCATCTTTAACACCAGCAACTATAAGTTGATCCATACCTGCAGGACCAAATTCTGGAATTAAACGCTTGGCTTGTTGATAAGCTTCAGCGCCAGCAATTTTATCTTGTGCCTTACGGGCAGTGGCTAATTTTTCTAAAGCAGCACCGTATTGATTAAAAAGATTTTTAGTTGCTGGATTAGCAAATATTCGATCTACTTGTGCTACATTTCCAGCAGTAGCAAGAAGGTTTTTACCATAAGTAAAATCTTCTTTGCCTAATACTCTATAAAGCAAAAAATCACCAGCATCGTAAGCTTTTTTGGCTTTACCTAAAATAAGTGTTGGATCTGCAAAGACTCGATATCCAGCATCAACTACGCCAGAGATGCCTTTGTATAAAGCACCTTTTTCCAAAAAACCTGGAAGAATAAGATTTGCTACTGCTCTACCTGGAGAGTATTTAGCCGCTTGTGCTGCAGCTAAAGCGTCATTAAATAAATAATCTTGATCTTTTTTCTGAACAGCGGTAGATGCAATTAATTTTTCAGCATCTGAACCTGTTGCTTGAATCTCACTCAAAGTCATACCACTAGCAACTTTTGTTGCAACGGACATTACTTCTTCGCCGTATTTTTTAGTAGCATCAGCAATACGACTTGGGTCAAATACTTTGTCGCCTTTGTCATTTGCTATTTTAAAAGCTGTACTTAAATCAACACCTTGGTCTACTGCGATTAAACCAGTACGAGCAATACGAGTTGAGAAATCTGATATTTCATTTAATGCGCCAAAAGTACGACCTATGCCACCTTTAACAGCAGAACCTAAATAATGAGCTGCTCCGCCTAACCAACCAGCAGGATTGTCTCCACTAAAGAAAGAAGTGTGTGCTTTTTGTTGTTCTTGAGGTAATGCCTGATAAGAAGCTTTTGCTTCATTTTCTGGCAGGGAGATAAGTTTACGATGGGAATCTAATAATTTAGATAAGCCTTCAACTTGTTCTTTTTGTTTACCAGTAATACCTGCTTGTAAAACAGCAGCATCAAGATTTGGATTAGCCACTACATACCCCGTGCAAGAGCTTGTTGATACAAAATACCAATCTCACCAGTGGTGTCGTAAGGAAGCATTTGGGCAAGAGCATCTGAAACTTTGTTGTTTGAATATAATGATCTCATCATAAGAGCGTCAGCGCCTGGGCCTGCTCCAATATCTACACCTGCAGTAACTGGTTCAGATGGACGTGAGCTTGGCGCAAACAATGGGGTCACTTCACCCATAGTTGCCGCTTGTTTAACTTCTGATGCAGGTGCTGGGCGAACATCTGGAGTTCTAGCCAATGGTGCACCTGATGCTATTTCTGCTGTTTGTTTTTGCTCGCCATATGCGTTAGCTGGCATACGATCAATTCTCTTTGCATACTTACCTGGACCTGATGCTCCTTTAATTGGATTAACTGCGTCTTCAAGCGCCATCTTGGTCCTCCTCAATTTTTTCTAAATCGTTAGCAAAGTCTTCCCAAACCTTCTTGACTTTGGTTTCTCTATTCGCATTATAAACTGTTAATTCTAAAAATTCTTCTGTTAACACAACTACACTCTGTGCTACGTTATTAAAAAATCCTGCAAGTACGACTAATACATCTGCAAGGTGAATCGGGCGTGGTACGAAATTTTTATTGTCGTCCACACCCAACCACCTATCTAATAATTAATTAGCCCTTTTTTACTTTGTTTCCTTTACGAGCTGCTGCTGTGTAGCCGAAATATGTCTTGCCGCCTGCTGGCTTAGAAGTATCCTTCTTACCTTCAACTGGCTTTGACATAGGAGCTGATGCTCTTGATCCTTTGTTCATTGTTCACCCCCTTTACTTTATGCTGCGCCGCCGATTGAAGCGAGCAATGATGCAATGTCTGGTCTACCTTGTGGTTGTTCGCCAGGAGCAGGGGCCGCACCGCCAGTTTGTACTGGAGTAGGCTGCGAGGCAGGAGCGGGGGCCGCACCTGCTACCGGCATCTGAGGCATCCCTTGGGAAGCCTGTGGTTGTGGTTCAAGCATAAATGCCTTCTCCACAATATTTTCAATCTGCATACCTTTTTGCCGTCCCTGAATTACTTCGGCAATACGGCTAATGATCTGTGAAGGATCTTGTCCTTGTGCTGCTAATGCTGGAATTGCTTGAGCATATTGTGCTACAGCAACTCTTAGTGCATCACGCATTTCTTCAATATCAACTTTTTGTTCCTCTTGAGTAACGTTAATCTCAACGGGAATCTCACGTCGTACATAGTCACGAGATACCAATTTGTCAGAACGCATTTGTAGTAATGCAATAACTGCACGGTTAGGATCTAATCCTGACATAATTCCATAGCGAACATCTACAGTGTAATCACCATTGATAGCACGGGCTGGAACATATTTCATTGTGTACGGGGTACCGTCGTCGATACCACGAATTTCTTTTACCTTGTTACCAAATAGTTTTTCATCTGCCTCAAAGCAAATGCTAACTAACTCAGCAAATACTCTAGCGAACTGTGCTTGTGCTGCTTTGATCTGTGTATCAAATCCAGCTTGTAGTGCTTGAACGCCACGACCTGTAACAACAGATGCGTCTAGTTGACCAGAACGAGATTCTGGATAACGAGCACCCATACGAAGTTCACGCTCTAATACGCCTGACTCTTGGAATACTCCAACAGGAAGTTCTAATGGAACACGGCGGATAGATTGTGGATTGGATGAACGCATAATTGCGTCTGGTCCAAGGGCTAATTCTTGTACATCTTGTGGAATAGCAATAGGTGCTTGAATAGATTTCTCAGCAGCTTGGATCTGTAGTACTGCAAAACGAGCACGGGCTAACTGAACTGCTAGTACATCATCAAACTGTCCACGAGCTTCGCCATCAATAGATGGACGGAAAGCAACACGAGCCATACATCTACCGATTGGATTAGGTGTACGGGCTAGAACTAAATCTTTACGCTCTGGTAAGTAAATTACATCTTGATCTTTATCGTGGTAGCGAACTAAAGAAAGATATGGAGAGCCTGGTGTAAATGTGTTTCTATTTAAAATTTGATCTGCGTACTCTGGGTACATTGACGCTAGTGACTGTGCATCCATACCAACAACCTGTGTTAGAGATAAGCAACGACCAAAACGGTCAATCTCTGGGTATGCACCAAATGGGTTAATAAGTTTAATTGTTGGTTCATTGCCTTCGTAATCAAGGTCAATCATACCAATCATCATTCCGTAAGTGTTATACCAATCAGCACCGGTATACATTTGAACACTAAGTTCGGAACGGCCTACATAATAATTTGCAATACGAGCACGGGTATCTGCTGCTTTACGAGCGGCATCTGAAACCATATTAGAAGCAGAGCAACTAAATGTTGGTAGAGGTGCCATTGCCTCCGCTAGATCACGAGCGGAAACGTCAATAAGGTTGGCGATGAGAGGCTTTGGATATTCCTCAGAAAACATCGACGGATAAACTTTAGATATATCGCCCTGACGAACTGATAGCACATCACGCATACGTCCATCACGCTGTGCATATTTAGTTTGTAGACGAGATACTAAAGCAGTGATCTCTCTTATATTTAACAATTAAATTCCTTACATACCTTGATCGGTTTGACCAGCAACGTTTGTAGGCCATTCAACTTTGTCTGTAGCATCCGCTACAGCCTTAGCTGCTGCATACTTCATACCACCTACCATTGATGGTGTAGGCATTGTAATTGCGCCTTTGTCTACGTACTCTTGCTCGCCTTCAGCGTTGGTAATCCAACTTGTTTGTCCCATTGTTTTCTCCTTAGATGAACTGTGTAGCCTTCTCTGCAAGTAGTTCATCGATATTGACTACTACTCGTTTTTGTCTTTCATAACTTGATAGGAACGGATTCTTCATATGATGCTGTGCGTACTGTCCGTAGTTAAGCATCTCTCGTGCTCTAATCTCACAGAACCAAAGAGCCATTACCATATCGGTCTTACCCTTAGTAGTCGGAGACCAAGTTATCAACTGCTCTATAAGAGCTTTGACATTCTCAGTTTGATCACTAGGTAAATGTATTAAGTTATCTCGATGGTGTTTGCCATCGGCTAATTGCTTTGTACCAAATAGAGTGGACATAGATGCCACACCGAAACCAGAATCCCATTTATTAGAACCGGTATGGTGTTCTTTAAGAACTACACCCCTTGATGCTAAGTGCATCTTGATACCTTCGTCTTGGGTTAAGAAAGCTTGGAAGGCGTTTTTCTCGACGATCCATTCACTAGGTTTGTAAAGATCTGTCCAGTCAAAAATGAGCTGGCGAATCTGTGCCGGAGTAGGTCGAGTAATCTTATGAGCGTCCACAATATAACGCTTGTGGCTGCTGCGATCAATAGCATAACAAACAACAGCAGTGTCACCAACCATAGCAGGATCAAGGCCACAAATGAAAGTGAATCCGTTAAGGTCTTTAGGATGACCCGGATAACCCGCATTAAGTGCTCCCGCCTTTCGCATACCATCAATAGAGCCACGTACACAAACGGGGTCAAAAATAGCATCGTCTGAAATGTCTTGTTGCTGATAGATAAGGGCCCAAGTTGAAGCGTCCATAGATTGTCGTTCATTGAAGAGGTTGCGACCGTTCCATCTTGGATAGAGCCCGTCATCATTCTTTTGATCTTCACCTTGCCCGTCGAATGGTTGATCTGATGCAGGCCATAAGGTTTCCCACTTCTCAGGGGATTCATCTGTCTGAAGCAGTGCTGGCATAGCCAGATACTTCCAAGGAACTAAACCGCCTGGATACCTATCGGGGTTCCGCAATTCTCGATATAGATCAACGGATGCTACACGAGTACCGATTACTATCAGTTTACCTGTGGGGTTAAGACGGGAACGCACATCTTGGGTTAGCCATTTGATCTGACGTTCAAAGTCATTAGCGTTGCTTAATGTAACTGCGTCATCGATGATGATCATATCGGCACGTTTACCGTAGATCTGACCACCGATACCAACCGCTTCGATATTGGGATCCTTTTCAGAGGATTCTCTTAGCTCATCTCCGAAGGTAATACGGGTGGCTTGCCACGAAGCGGATTTGCTATTAAAACCTACGCCAGCAGCGTATGCTTGCTGCAGATTCTCATACATTGGATGAGTTAATCGTTGTTTGATGGCGTATAGAAAGTCTGCTGCAAGACGCTGGGTCTGAGAGACGATCAACACTCTAAAGTTAGGATTCTTACAAACCTGCCAGGTTACGTAGTCAACGGTTATCGTTATGGACTTGGCGTGGTTTGGCGGGATGTTAATTAATATTCTATTACTGGCTAGGCCTTCTTCCCACTTCATAGCGGGGTGTAGCCATCCTGGTTCCTTGCCTTCAATTACATCTACCAGATTCTGTTGATGTGGGAAGGTTTTCTGATTAAGGAACCGCTCACGGAACTCAGCGAAAGATATATCGTGTACATCACCAGAGGCAAAGACTTTGTCTTTTAAACCTAATCTAGTTCGGTCTACCTTATCGGAGAATACTTTATCGGTGCGACGATAGTATTCATAGGTCTTCATTGACTTACCGGCTGAACCGCAAGCTTGTTCGATGGTCATACCTTGAGCAACACAACCTAGGATGATTCGCTTGGCTATATCTGCTGAATTTTCGGACACACTTCTCCTGTCGTAAATCTTTAGACCGGAGGGATATTTGATGTTACCGGTGATTAACCTATTACACCTGCCGCAAAGCGTATCTCGTTTACGGGCTTGGCGCCCGAACGAGCTACAGCGAAGTGAGGGGTAGAATGGTAATCATCCCTTAGGGATGCTACCTAGGAGCGGAGTCTTCAACGTAGCGACTCCTTTGGGGTAAAACTCACCACACCCCGTTTTACTCCCCTACTATATATAAGGCAGGAAATCTGGTCGATTTCCCGCTTACTGGTAAAATACTTTATATGATGTGACGTAAGTCACTATATATAGCTATATTGGTACCCAAAATATTGACTTTAGGAAAAATATTTGTAATGGGTACATACTATATACAGACGGCTGAGTTAATAATGTGGGGTAGCGTTTGACCGCTAATGACCTTTTGCGGGGCTGATAGCCCCTTACCGCTAGCCCTTAGGGGATTAGTAAAGGGCGCAGGGCTTGCTAACCTATCGGCTCTCCCTAATTTTAATAACTATCCTTCATCACCGCCTAATTCTCCACCAGTATCTAATCCACCGCGCCACCCATAAATAGCGATAGGGGGCTACCCATTACTGGATAACCCCCCTCTAGGGTAAGTATCGCTTACCGATTAAGTAGGCACTTATCTACTGAACCGATACACCAACCATTACCAACCCACCAAACCTGCGTGGCTACTAGGTAGGCAATAGTTAATACTAATAACCCCATAACTACTTTACCCCTCTTAGTTATTTTCATCATTATTGCCATAGATAGTAGCAACCACTTTTGGGTGTAGTTGCTTACGCATTACCGCAAATTGCTCAGCACCCCAACCTGCTTGGATTACTCTATTAATTAACTTGGCTAGTGGGTATTCGCTTTCATCTTTTTGAGCTTTAGATAACCACTCTAAAGCGGTTTTTTCATTTCCGCTTTCATAATTAGCAATAGCGCATAAAGTAGCAACGGGCGCAATAGACCCTTTAGGCGCGATTATCGCTAACGCTGACCAAATGTTAATTAACTTGTCGCGATTACTTTCGGTAGTTATACCCACCGCATAATCTCTAACTTGTAAATCAACTAATGAACCCAATACCAAGTTAATGGTATTCGTATCCATTTCATCACTTGCGATTAAATCGTTAATGGCATTTGCGCCACTAATTTGGAAAGTCTGGAAGGCAATATCACGGGCGATATTGTCCTCTTGATTAACTATCGCATCATACTTCTGACGCAATTCGCTAACCTTGTTTTCGTTTATTTCTAATGTATTCATTACTTACCCTTCGTTTATATCGTGAGCAATTTGCTCACTATTTTCCATCTCTTTTTTTATAGATAACGGGCGATAGCGTTATAGGTGCTAGTGCTGACTACTTCTTCATCCGTCATTTTTAAGATACGAATTGCGTTTTCCAATTCGTTTTTCATTTCGTTGTAGGTGTGGCTATGGATTTGCTCATAAGAGCGTGTAGGTTCTTTTGGAAAATCCGCTTCATCACATACAAGGTCAAAATCTACATTTAGAGTTTTGTTCCAAGCACGATAATTGGTGCGTAAGTTTTCTGCTTTTGCTATTTGAGCAACGGCATACTTACTAACGGATTTGCGCCATACCTCTAACTGCTTTTGGTATTTTGCTTCCAGTTCATCTTGATTTGTGTAATCGGCTTTTACTTCAGCCAATTTTGCTTCTAAGGCTTTAATCACCTTAGCAGTAGCGATTTTCACGCTAATAGGTTTATGCCTATTCATTACTTACCCCTTACTTTAAGTAGTGAGCGATTTGCCCACTACCCCAAATATAGGGTAGATACCCCCACTTATCAAGAAAGACCGGTCTTTAGTTTAGGCGTGTTTTTACCCAATAATCCCCCAAAATAGGGTAGGCTCACCTTTACCCCTACCAAATGGGGTGGAAAGGGGGTGCTTATGGCTAAGAGTGTGAAGGCTTATACCATTTTGGCGGATAAAGAGAAAGTGGTTTGGGTGGAAGGGGAATTAACCCAAGCCTTTACTGATAAATTACTGAGATTATACAAGCGCGTAGGAATAGAGTTAAACGCATACGGCTCAGTAGTTCAGTTATTACAATTAAATCAGTTAAGCAATACAAAATAAATCAAAACTCACTACCCACCCCAAAAAGGGTGGGGGTGGGTTATTACTAATGAGTAATATCCATTTAACCTATAAGAGAGAGAGAGAGAGAGAGAGAGAGAGAGAGA